TATACACTGCAATGGAACAAGCACGTGAAAGCCTAAGCAATGGTGTTGGACTATTAACAGGCGAAGGTGCTCCTGCTCCGGCAATGGGTGCAGAAGAAATGCCAGCAGATGATATGGGTATGGAACCAACAGTTGATATGGACGCAGCAGAGCCAATGCCAGCTGAAGGTGATGTTGATCTAGCAGCAGCCGGCGGCGAAGAGCCAGCAGGTAGAGAAACACGTGAAAGTGTTGATCCACGTAATCTAGCTCGCAAACTTTCAAAAAAAAAGTAACTGAAAATACTAATCCAAAAACAATACAGGTTTTGAAGCAGCTACAAGCTGACGGTAAAACCTCTATTGGTGTAGATGAATTAAATGATATGCTGGCAGGCATGGGCGTAGAAGCATTTAGTTACGAAACGTTTGCTATGAACTATAACAAAGATCCACAACTTAAAAAGATAATCAAAAACTTTAATAAAGACGAAATTAACTTCCAAGGTGATAGTGTGGATGCACTACCACAAGGTGGTGAAGGTGGAGACACTGTAGGACAAATGGCTAAAAACGCTGTTGACTTATCAGACCTTTAATGTTAATATAACATATGACTTTAATCAAACCCAAGTACACGTATGAAAAATTAAAACGTGTAGAAGTAGACGGCAAGCGCCGTTATGCAGCACCTGGCGGCGCACCAGTAGCCAGTGTTACTACTATCCTAAGCAACACAAAAGATATGAGCCATTTAATTGCGTGGAAAAAACGTGTAGGCGAACAGAAAGCACAAGAGATTGTTACAGAAGCAAGTGGCGTTGGAACTAGGATGCACCACTACTTAGAGAAGTATGTTGAAACAGGAGAGTGGCCACAACCTGGTAGTAATCCTTATGCACAACAAGCACATATGATGGCTACAACTATCAAAGTACACGCCATGGATGATGTAGACGAAATATGGGGCAGTGAAGTTCCACTATATGTTCCTAATATCTATGCAGGTACAACTGACTTGGTTGGTGTGTATAAAGGCAATCCATGCATCATGGATTTTAAGCAAACGAACAAGCCTAAGAAATTAGAATGGGTTGAAGATTATTTCCTACAACTTACAGCTTATGCAATTGCACACAATGAAGTGCATGGCACTGATATACGTGAAGGACATATCTTCATGTGCAGTCGTGCAGGAGAGTATCAACAGTTTGACTTGTGGCCAGACGAATTTGCTGAATGGGAACAAGAATGGTGGAATCGTTGTAAACAATATTATGAAAAAGCATAAAAGCATAGTAAAAAGAGAAAGCAAGATTGTTTTTAAAAAGAATCTTGTTATTAAAACTTTACGCCGTGAGAGTTGGTCTAAAGAAAATTTTGATCTATATAAACAATACAGCAGTAGAAATAATTATGCTGTTAAATTAATTGAATGGATCGATGAGAAAACCTTTTCTATGGAATACATTGATATAGATCAATCTGTCTCAACATTAATTGAAGACCAATACAATCTATCTGAAGAATTTAAGCGTGATTTTTTAATTCTTTATACAAGAATCTATACAGAGTGTTTGCTTTTTTCTAAGCAGAACTTACCTGCCGGTAGTTATTTTATGCACAAGGATATGAACTTAGCTAACTTTGTACTAGACAAACAAGGTAATATCAAACTATTAGATCCAAATTCTTTTACAATACAAAATAATCCTATTAATGAATCTTACGCATTTCGATCACAACAACTTTTATGGAATTTAATGAAGACATACTCTAGATAAATACATTTACAATATCAGGAGTTAAGAATGGCCGTTGTACAGATATCTCGTATTCAACACAGACGTGGCAGAAAAAATCAAGGAAGTGGATTACCTCAACTTGCATCAGGTGAAATAGGATGGGCTATTGACACCCAAGAACTTTACATTGGTAATGGTGCGGTGTCTGAAGGTTCGCCGCAAGTTGGTAATACAAAAATCTTAACTGAAGCAGATGATCTACTAACAACAGTTGGAAATTATGCTTATAAAAGAGGTGAAATACAAACAGGCGAAGCCATTAGTAGTCCAGTAGAAAGAACACTACAAGAAAAATTAGATGATATTGTTAACATTAGAGACTTTGGTGTTGAAAGCAGCACAGAAGATCAAACTGTAAAAATACAACGTGCTATTGATCAACTGTTTTTAAATCCAGCATCAAAGGGTTTAGCTAAAAGCAGAATTAAATTATATTTTCCTGCAGGTGAATACTACATCGGAGGCAGTGGTTTAAGAGTTCCTCCATACGCAAATCTTATTGGTGATGGAATAGACAAGACCACAATTTTGAGTCTTGCAGATAATTCGCCTGCTCATATTTTCCAAACTGTAAATGACACCAGTGTGCCTGGAACATATGCTGATCCAAGTACAACAGATTCAACCAATATGGCTCGTAATATTACTATTCAAGATATGACAATCACTCACACAAGTTATGGTGGTGCAATCTTACTAGAAAATTGTAAAGACAGTGAATTTGAAAATATCAAAATCAATGGATCTTGGAGCAATGGATTAGCAATTAACAGTGATGGCGATCCTGCAAGTAATTGGATTGGTATATATCTTTCAAACGGTAGTGTTGCAACAGCAACCACTGATAATAACATATTCAAAAATGTGCATTACAATGGATTAAGTTGTGCAGTATGGAGTGATTACGACATAAATTACAACAAATTTATGTTTGGCAAGGCAGAAAATTGTGGTATTGGATTTAGTCTTGGAGGAGACGCACTTACTGTGCTTCCGGTAGGAAAACAAAATGGATCACAACATACTTTAATTAAAGATTATGTATTTGATGCAATTGACAAACAGGGTATTTACGTTCGCACTGGTAATTACAACCGTAGTGAAAGTAACACATTCTTAAATGTAGGCAGAGACAACAGTAGCAGCGTGGTTGTAACACCTGTGATTGAATTTTATAAAAATGATGTTACTGGTATTTCTGATGCAGACTATAGAGATATGGATTTCAACAGCAGCGTAAATGATTACTTCCAAAGAACGCAAGAATTAACAGTTGACGATTTATATTTTTCACAAGATTACCTACCAGAAATAAAAGGTAGTAAAAGGACTAATTTAAATTTTCCTGTAAAAAGAGAAATTGGTGCAATTTTAGACACAGGTAGTGTAGAAACTGATGGTACTACAATCATTAGATTGCCAGCTGATTCCAACAGAGGTACTATTGAGCTTAATTATATGTACAGGGCAGAAGTATCTCCTGGACCAGTTTATCAGCAAGGTACTATAAGGATTTTGTATAATAAATTATACACAGGTGCAAGTATTAGTTTTAATGATGACTACGTTTTTACAGGTAACCCTAGTAAGGCAGGACTTCTAGTATTTGGTATTAGAGGCAATGCATTCCAAAACAGTGATACAGAAATACACATTAATGCATTCAACACTGTTATTGATTCACTATCTCCAGTTGATGACGAACTAGAATTCTCAATTAAATATATAGTTTAATGGTTGATAAAAATTTATTTGACAGAATCAAACTCTGGCGACAGTTCCGTGAACAATTGGAAAAAGCAGAAAATCCATTGCTTGATGTTATTTATTTTTGGAACAATGTGCCTATCAGCAGCATTGCAGCCGATCCTTACGATACAAAAACTTGGCCCGATCCTTGGGAGTTGCTCAAAGAAAACACCTATTGTGAATTTACAAAAATTCTTGCAATGTACTATACTTTACAGTTAACTGACCGTTTTTCCCACAGTCGTTTCGAGATACATATAGTACTAGACAAAAAAGAAAGTGCTATGAAGTATCTTCTTTTTGTTGACAATCAAGCAATTGGGTATTATTATGATAAGAGTATTGACACAAAAGAATTACCAAATCTCGAATGTCAAATACGATATGATGAATTACCAACCTATTAATAAATACCTGATAACTAAAAAATAAGGATAAAAATAATGATTCAAGTTACCAAGCGTGACGGACGCCGTGAGCCGTTAGACATCGAAAAATTACACAAAGTTGTTTTTTATGCTACAGAAAATATTACAGGCGTTAGTCCAAGCGAGGTAGAAATTAAGAGTCAGATCCAATTTTTTAATGGAATGCACACAAGTGAAATCCAAGAAACACTTATCAAAGCAGCAGCAGATCTTATCAGTGAAGAAACACCAAACTATCAGTTTGTAGGTGGTAGACTTATTAATTATGCACTACGTAAAGAAGTTTACAATGGCTACGAGCCATGTACAGTAAAAGAATTAGTAGAGCGCAACACAGAAAAAGGTTTTTATGATCCAGAACTGATAACCTATTACGATGATGAAGAATGGGATGCTATAAATAGTTTTGTTAAACACGAGCGTGATGAAAATCTAACTTATGTTGCCATGGAGCAGTTGCGTGGTAAGTATTTGTGTCAGAACAGAGTATCAGGTGAAATATTCGAAACACCACAGATGTGTTATGTGCTGATTGCAGCAACATTGTTCCAAGGATATCCAAAAGAAACAAGGTTGCGTTGGGTAAAGGATTATTATGACGCTATTAGCCTACATGATATTAGTCTTCCTACTCCTGTTATGGCTGGAGTACGAACGCCTCAGCGGCAGTTCTCTTCATGCGTCCTTATTGAAACTGACGATAGTCTTGATAGCATCAATGCTACTAGCGCAAGCGTTGTTAAGTACGTAAGTCAAAAAGCAGGTATTGGTATAGGTGGCGGAAGTATCCGTGCTATTGGCAGCCCAATACGTAAAGGTGATGCATATCACACAGGTATTATTCCATTCTACAAAATGTTCCAAGCAGCAACAAAGTCATGCAGCCAAGGTGGTGTGCGTGGTGGAGCAGCTACAATCTACTATCCAATTTGGCACTTAGAAGTAGAGGATATGTTGGTGCTGAAGAACAACAAAGGCACAGAAGAAAATCGTGTGCGTCATATGGACTATGGTGTGCAGTTTAACAAGTTGATGTATGAGCGTCTTATCACAGGCGGAGATATTACATTGTTCTCACCAAGTGATGTGCCAGGACTTTACGATGCGTTTTTTGCTGACCAAGACAAGTTCCGTGAGCTATATGAAACAGCAGAGCGCAATACAAGACTACGTAAGAAAACTATTCCAGCAGCACAGTTGTTTGGTGCGTTTATGGAAGAACGTAAAAACACAGGACGTATCTACTTACAGAATGTAGACAATGCAAATGATCACGGTGCATTCCTTCCAGAGGTTGCACCTATTAGACAAAGTAATTTGTGTGCAGAAATTGACTTGCCAACAAAGCCATTAAAAGATCTAAATGATCCTGAAGGTGAAATTAGCCTTTGCACATTGAGTGCTATTAATTGGGGTAATGTGCGCACACCAGCAGACTTTGAAAAGGCTTGTACACTTGCAGTGCGTGGACTAGATGCACTACTAAGTTATCAAGGTTATCCAATACTTGCCGCAGAACTTTCTACAAAGAAACGCCGTCCTATTGGTGTTGGTATTATTAACTTTGCATATTGGTTAGCCAAGCATGACCTAACATATCAAGACATTGACACACAAGGATTAGAACTTATCGACGAGTATGCAGAAGCATGGTCATACTATCTAATCAAAGCAAGTGCAGATTTAGCAGTAGAGCAAGGTGCTATCAGCGGCACATTAGAAACAAAGTACGGACATGGTATTACACCAAACATGACCTACAAAAAAGATTTAGACGAATTGATTAAACATAAAGAACGCATGGACTGGAAAGGTTTGCGTAAGCAACTAAAAGAAACAGGCATCCGTAACAGCACACTAATGGCACTAATGCCAGCCGAAACAAGTGCGCAGATTGCAAATGCTACAAACGGAATTGAGCCACCACGTAGCCTTATCAGTGTAAAGCAATCAAAGCATGGTGTGCTTAAACAAGTAGTACCAGAGTACAAGCGACTAAAGAACAAATATGATCTACTTTGGGATCAACGTAGCCCAGAAGGTTATATTAAAATTATGGCAGTGCTACAAAAATATATTGACCAAGGCATCAGCGTAAACACAAGTTACAATCCAATCTACTTTGAAGATGAAAAGATTCCTATGAGCTTGATGTTACAGCATATGTTGATGTTTTACAAATATGGTGGTAAACAGTTATACTACTTTAACACACATGATGGACAAGGCGAACTAGATGTAAGCAAACTTGTTGGTGAAGCAGAAGTACCACAAACAAACGGCTATCACATTGAGGATGATGAGGAATGTGAAAGTTGCGTAATTTAAGATTGACAAACGGACCAGATCCGATTATAATTTAATACATACAGAGAGAGGAATACTATGAGCGTTTTTGACGTAGAAAATCGTGCCAACCATACAGAAGTGTTGGCGTTCTTGGACCCAACAGGTGGTCCTACAATCCAGCGTTATGATACGCTGAAGTATAAAAGTTTTGATAGTTTAACAGATAAACAGTTAGGATTTTTTTGGCGTCCTGAAGAAGTAGACATCTATAAAGATGCAAAAGACTTCAAAGGTTTGACTGATCATGAGCAGCATATCTTCACAAGCAATCTCAAGCGTCAAATCCTATTGGACAGTGTGCAAGGGCGAGCACCAGTAGAAGCATTTGGTCCTGTGGTTAGTTTGCCAGAGCTAGAGAACTGGATCCAAACTTGGACGTTTAGTGAAACTATCCATAGCCGCAGTTACACCCATATCATTCGCAACGTGTACAGCAATCCAAGTAAAATCTTTGACGAGATGTTGGACATTGAGGAAATTGTTGACTGTGCAGGAGACATCTCAAAGTATTACGATGACTTAATTGAACAAGCAGGCTACTATAATTTGTTAGGTGCAGGAACCCACACAGTGAATGGTAAAAAAGTTAATGTTGATTTATACGAACTAAAGAAAAACATTTGGCTTACACTTATGAGCGTGAACATTCTTGAAGGTGTGCGTTTCTACGTATCGTTTGCTTGCTCATGGGCATTTGCAGAGCTAAAGAAAATGGAAGGCAATGCAAAGATTATCAAACTAATCGCACGTGATGAAAACTTGCACCTAGCAAGCACACAGATGTTGCTAAAAGTTTTACAAAAAGATGATCCAGACTTTGCCAAAATTGCAAAAGAAACTGAACAAGAATGTTTGCAAATGTTTGTAGATGCAGCAGATCAAGAAAAGGCTTGGGCAGAATATTTGTTTAAGGATGGCAGCATGATTGGTTTAAACACTCAGTTGTTAGGCGATTATGTTGAGTGGATTGCTACACGCAGAATGACAAATGTAGGCCTTAAGAGTCCTTACAATATAAAGAGCAACCCGTTGCCTTGGACACAGAAGTGGATATCAGGTGCTGATGTACAAGTGGCTCCACAAGAAACAGAAATCACATCATATGTATCAGGTGGTACAAAGCAGGATGTGAGCACAGACACATTTAAAGGATTCTCATTATGATACATATTTGGGGTAAACCAGCTTGTCCAAGTTGTAACAAAGCAAAAATGCTATGCGAACAGCGTGGCTATCAATATGAATATTTGGAAATGGGCAAAGACTTTACAAGAGAAGCGGTCCTTGCAGAGTTTCCAGAAGCAAGAACATTTCCACAGATTGTAGTTGGCGGACAAAAAGTCGGCGGCTTTGAACAGTTTGTAAAATACATTGAAGACACTAACTATACAGGAACAGGACACACATTATAATGTTAATACAACCCCCATACAATAAAAATGATACTATTACTTTCCGCACAAGTGCAGGTGAAGAAATTGTTGCTCGTTTTATTGAAGAAAACGATAAAACCCTTACAGTTACAAAGCCTATGGCATTAATGCAAAACCAAGGTGGTTTTGGACTAGGACCTTGGTTGCTGACAGCAGATCCAGCCCAAAATATTGTGGTAAATAAAAGTGTAGTTCAGTTTGTGGTAAAAACACAAGCCGATATGGCAAGTCAATATACACAAGCAACAACAGGATTAGCAATGCCAGGATAATTTTATGGGTGGTTTAGTTGCAAGAAAAACTGATACTTGTACAACAGGACATTCTTGTGATACTACAACTACCCTTAGCAATGGGCAAAGTTCAGTATTTGCCGAAAATCAACTTGTTTCAAGAATAACCGATCCAACAGTGTCACATAATGTTCCTACGCCGGTTCCAGATGGAATGGGTGGAACAACAATTGTTTGTCTTCCTCACACAGGATCAGTAAGAACAGGAAATAGCTCGGTATATGCAGTAAATAAACTTGTAACCTTTCTTGGCGAAACAGTCTCATGTAACAATGGCAAAATAACAAGTTCAGCATCAACTGTGTATGTTGAGGCTTGACAAACTAAAAAAAATCTATTATAATAAAGCATAGGCAATTAGAAAGGCAAATTATGAATAAGATTATTTTGACAGACTGTGATGGGGTACTACTTAACTGGGAATGGGCATTTTGTATTTGGATGGAGCAACATGGTTATACACAAATACCAAATGGTAATCAAGAATATAACATTAGTAAACGTTTCCAGATTCAAGAAAAAGAAGGTAAAGCATTAGTAAATCGGTTTAATGAATCAGCAGCAATAGGCTTTCTACCTGCACTACGTGACAGCATTTATTATGTAAAGCGACTACACGAAGAACATGGATACGAGTTCCATTGCATCACAAGCCTTAGCTTAGATCCAAGTGCTAAAAAACTACGTCAAATGAATCTTGAGAAGATGTTTGGTCCTACAGTATTTACAGTGCTTGAGTGCTTAGACACGGGT